TACGATGCTGGATAATACAGCTCCTCTGGGCGGACTGACTTTTATGCGTAGTCGGCGGCAAGCACTAGGGGATATCTTCCATACAGAGACGGCGATTAGATCAGGGGTCCTGAAAAAGAAGGAGTCACTTCTCCGTATTGAGCTGTTTCGTGAGAAGGCCAGATTGAAAAGAGAAGCAGACGCAAATGGACAGTCTACTGTTTTTGAGTTAGAGGCTCGACTACTAGACACCAAAGCAATCAAGCTCGAATCAGAAATCTATGATGGAGACATCTATCTTGCAGGAGCAGTCAAGAAACTGACCAAGCGATACGAGGACTTGCAAGGGTTAGAAACTAAGATCAGAGAGAAGCTTGGCAAAGGTCCGGATTACCAAGTCACCGAACAAGACGAAGAAGAGGAAGAACCGGAGTTCCACATCATTCAAGCATTCTCCCAAGCATTGTGTGCTGCAAGGTCACGAGGCAATGTGGTTGACAACGGCAACTTCATTTACTTCCAGAATCTCGGCATCCCATCCAATATGGCACAGTTGGACATTGAAGCATTCTTAGCAGAGAGTGAGCAAAAGCTAAGAGCTCATGGCCAGCTTGGACAGGAAGTTGTTCCAAGCGCATTTAATGCATGGGAGTGTGTCTTTCTTCGTAATATGTACAAGAAATACAAAGACTGCCCGGCTGCGTTCGCGAAGCAACGGGGCTTGTCGGCGGAGATGTCGAAACTGACGACTCTCGGATATGAGGAACGATCAAATGACGATGTTTAAGTTTAAGTTGAAGCCAGGGCAACAAGCACCTCCTGGAAATACCGGTAGGAGATTGAGTGACGGTTACATCATCTGCGACACACCATCTTGGCCTACCGGCAAGAAGGTCGTCCATCCAGGTCCGCCTGAAGTTAGCTTCCAGTGGGAAGATGTCGAGCACGTCGAGATGACGGTTGCTGAGATTGCAGCTGATGATCCAGATGAGCGAATCAAAGCTGCTTCTCTATTGGAGATCGACAGCAACGAACCCCTTCGGCGTATCCTGATTGGGATGGCGATAATCACACAAGAGAGGATGAAGAAGCTGAAGAGGAACGAGACGTTCCCGGACAGCACAGTGGCAGAGTTGATTTCGGAAGTTAAGGGGTTGATTACAAGCGGAGTTGCTAAGTAATGATGACCTTTCTCCTGCAGGACCTGGACACGGTACTTCGTGATTTCCGCGGCGACGTCATCACCGATGGTGATCGTGAATTCACTCTCGGCGATGCCTTCTTGAAGATGCTCGGGCAGACTAAGAAAGACGGCAAGGACGGTTTTGACCTCTACGACGTAGGACAACAAATCTTCCGATCGGAGGGTGCTCCGGTTCGCCTGCAGCAGCGCAGCTTCGAGTTGATGGAGGAGATTTGCAAGGATTCTCCGTTCACTATTCCAGTGTCCGTTCCAATGCTGCGGTGCCTGGAATTTGCCAGAAGCGAGGCGGAACGGATCGCCAAAGACGAGCCTGTCGCCGCTGAGGAATAATCCCGCATGCCAGTTTTAGACATCGGCGCTGTGACGTTCTCGGTTGACGGTTCGTCCGAAGTCGCAATCGGCGCGGAGCACTTCGACGGCCGTGTGTCGCGGTTCGCGATCGGCAAGCCTAGTGACGCGGCGGCATCTGCTGCGGAGTTCGTGTCGTCGACATACAACTCTGGGTCTGGAATCGTCTACGGCCAGGTGACAGCAACACAGATAACGAATTGGGGTCTAGCTACTTGGTCCAACCTGGGCGAGGCGTCCGGGACTGCTGCCGAGTCACACGCATCAAAAACCCTTGTTGATGTGAACACGGTCACCTCCGCGGATGGACCTGAGGCCGCGGCGCAAGGTCCTGCCGTAGACCTGGACCCGGTCATTCAGTTGTTGTCGAAAGAGGGTGGTGCGCTCGTATTCGCGCAGCCTACAACCGCAAAGCGGCCAATACAGAGAACTGGCGCAAACGGAATCAACAGCCAGCACGCCCTGCAGTTCAACGGGTCCAACAGCTTGCTCGTTTTGGGTTCCGCGCCGCTGCAAGGAGAGGCGTCGATTACTCTGTTTCTGCCATTCCAGACAGGCGCTTCGGCGTTTGCTGCTGATCAGGTAATCTTCTCGTCATCGGACGAGGCGACAGCGACCACATACTGGTGCGCCGCGATCGATTCTGCCGGCAAGTTCTACGTTGAGGTAAACAACGCTGGCACGGTCTATCGCGCCACCGGCGGAACGGTACTGAGCGTGTCGACGGATTACCTGGTGACGATTCGCGACACAGGGTCCGCGATCGAGATCGAAATCGGCGGAATCTCGGAGACCATCGCCGAGACGGGGACCTACGAAGGAATCAGCAACTTGACGGGGCTCGACAACACGGTCATCGGAGCGCTCAAGCACACCAGCGAGGTTGACCACTTTGAAGGTTTGATTCCCGAGCAGATTTTGTTCAGTCCAAAAGTTAGCGCATCCGGCGAGGCGGCGACCGAACGATCCACCAATTCGCGATACGGAACGTAGACATGACTTGTGATCACAGAATGACGGCATCGGTCCCAGCAAACCAGCGGGACTCAGTGAATGCCGAGCTTCACAGGCTTCTTGACTGCGGTCCAGACACGTTCAGTATTCCGATGGAAAACAACAGTGGTCGCATTGTCCGATACGCCACCATCTGGCAAATGACGGCAACCGAAAAGGCCATATTCAAGCAGTCTATCCAAGCCGCTGGGAGAGGCGGTGACTTAAAGGAAGACGAATCGATCGCGAGTCACGGGAACCGGAATGGTCGTTTAGATACCGTGCGCAACTTAGCCAAACGACGACAGCGACAGCTGTAATTTTCAACAAGCGGTGAACCACCCACAAGGAAATCAAGGATGACCAGAAGCGAAGACCTGTTCGCGGGCGTTACGCAATTCAACGACTACCACAACAGGTGGGCAGACCCGAAAGCCAACTCCCCGGAGAATCCAACACTGGAATACTGGGACCGGCTGGCCACAATGGTTCGCATGTTCGAATCGGGGGACCTGACATCAGATTGCCGAAAGCTGGCGATGTCGGTGTTTGAACTTGGCACCCAGTACCTCGCGCACGACCAAACCGATAACATCGATCCGCCAGAGTCATTCTGGAGCGCACGACAAGAGCTTGAGAAGGCATTGACGGAGTTCGGCGCTCCAGGCATGAAACCCTACCGGGAAACCGTCAAGCAGCTTAAAGAACAGGAAGTCACGCTCGATCAGATCGGGAGAATGGTCGGCCTTCGGAATCCTGACGGAACCGGGAACCAGAGGCTCGTGCAGCAAGAGCTCGACAGTCCCGGGTCCGTTATAGGTCCCGACTTCGTGCACCCCGACGACGTTGAAGAGGATGCGGCGACGGAACTGGCGCGGCAGCTGTACGTGTCCCGGAGGAGCGCGTTCACCAAGGAAAAGGAAAACAATCCCACCGAATCGCCAGTGTGCCCGGAAACATCCCTGGAGCTGTGGTCTCTGAACGGGATGACTGTCAAACAGGCGGCAAAAATGCTCAAGCGGCCGGAATCCGATGTCGCCGCCGAGTGGGATCAGTTCGAAAAGGACGCCGCGGATCCAGGAGGCACGTCTTCTCCATTCACTCCACTTACAGCCGAACCGCTCCCGGAAACGACAGAGTTGCCTGTCACGGCTCCTCTATCGTCCTCTGGCGCCGATGGTGCCGATGATGACGGGGACGAGTTCTCAGAATGGACGTACGCCCAAGTCAAGGACCACGCCAAAGAGTGTGGGGTGGAATTCACCAAGAAGCCATCAAAGGCGTGGCTGTGCGAGCAGATTCGCGCCCACGAGACGTCCGATACTCCGCAGGAGCTGCCCCAGGAGGCGTCCGTCAATGCCTGACACACAATACAGCCAAGAGCTGCAGGAAAAGATTTCCGCGCTCGTCAAGGAACACGAGCAGCAGCCCGAGGTGCCGCCGGCAGTAAGTGAACGTCCGCGGTTTATTTTCCATCCAGATTTGCCACCCGTCGTCGGTGAAATGACCCAGGTCTACAACGGACTGTCCCCAATTCACAAGGGTGGAATGGTCCTGGAGAAGGTCGGGCGCGCCTGGAGAGTCCAAGTCGAGGGCTCCGTGCTTATCGTCCACGATCCAGAAGACTCATGGTGGGACCCGTAAGATGAAAAAGAAGAGGAGACCACCGCCAGCAGCCAAGGACAGCGGTGCGCCAAAAAAGAAGGCCGCGCCCAAAAAGAAGGCCGCGACAAAGAAAACGTCCGCGCCAAAGAAGCGACGCAATTTCCACCGGGAAGAGCCGGACACCGAAGGCGAAAAACTCTTTACGGGATGCACTGATAAGCAGCGAATGTTTCTGCAGGTGATCTCGGTCACCGGTCAGCTCGCTAAGGCGAGGGACACGACTCAATGCGGGAAATGGAGTCATCACCGCTGGCTTCACCACGACGACAATTACCGTCGTCTGTACAAAATTGCCATGGCGATGGCGGCCGACCACCTAGAGAGCGAAGCGACGCGGCGCGCCAAGGACGGCATATCGCGCCTCAAATTCTGGCAAGGTGCCCTGATTACTGTCCCGCTCCGAGACGACACTGGAAGCCTTGTTTTCCAGAACGGCGAGGTGGTCATGGTGCCCTACGTCGAAACGGAATATTCAGACTCTCTAATGACCACGCTCCTGAAAGGGTGGAAACCCAAGAGATACCGCGAGCGTCAGGACATTAAGATGAACCTGAACACGTCCGACCGGGTCGCCGGCAAAACGCCAGAGGAAGCGGTCGAGGCAACGAAAGAGCGACTGGTTAAGCTGTTCGAGACGCGGATGCGACAAAAGACTCCCATCGGCTCAAATGGAACCGGCAAGCCGCACGGGAACGGCAGCAATGGCAAAAAATGACGGCTACTATCGCGGAGATGGCGGAGGCTCTGGCCGACTGCCCGGAAGCGCAGGACCTGCTCGCCAAGCTTGAAGACAGCTTTTTCTACACCTTCCGTCCTCGGCCAGACAACCCCGCCAGGTACGACGAGCAACAGAGTTTTGTTGAAGACAGAATTCCTGGTGTGGCTGGGCTAATTGGTGGAAATGCGAGCGGCACCTCAGAATCCGCCGCGTATAAATTGTCGCAGTTCGTCCTGAACCGCCAGCTGCCTCCACGGCAAGACACTCCGTTCTGGATCGTCGGTCCCAAGATAGACCAGACGATCAAAACCTTCTGGAAGGAAAAACTCTTCGGCCACGGTCACATCCCGCACAGCGAAATCGACTGGAAGCGCATCAGGTGGCACTCGGAAAAGCAGGCGCTCCCGTTCTCCGTCCCCCTGCTACCGTGGCCTGAGTCTAAAGGCGGAGATCCTCACAGGAACTGGTGCATCGAATTCAGATCATTTGCTGAAGGCACGGCCGTAATGACCGCCGAGTCGATCGGTGGCTTCTGCTGCACCGAACCGTTCCCTCGCGAACTGCTCACGGAGATCATGCGAGCCACGCGAGAATACAACTATCCCGGGTCCATGTTTTTCGAGCTCACACCGGTCGATCCAAGTTTGACGTATTGGATCGAAGAGATGATTGTCGACGACAAGGTGCCGGATACCTGGAAATTCTACCGCTGCAACCTGGAGTGCAACGCAGAGGATCCGAATAGCGTTGTCGGAAAGAAGTGGGCTACCGATTTCCTGGAGTCGGTCAGCGACGAGATGGTCGAGACGCGCAAGACCGGCGCTTTCGCGTCTTACGAAGGCCTGATTTACCAGTCGTTCAACCGCGCGATCCACGTTGTGGACGACATGGAAATACCAACCACTGGAGTAATCCACAAACGGTCGATCGACTGGGGAGCGAGCGAGGAGCATCCGTTCGTTTGTGTTTTTGCATACAAGGACGCCGTCGGAGTCTGGAACGTGTACGGCGAATATCACTCCACCGATCAAACGATGCTTTGGGCGGACCACTGCGAAGTCATTAAGGGAATGTATCCCTGGATGAACAATCACCCAACGTATCGCGAGACCTACGGTGACCCGTCGCGTCCAGACTTGTTTCGGGAGTTCTCCAACAACGGGATCCCCGTGACTCCAGCGAAGAACGACGTCGACCAGGGGATTGAGGCCGTTCGCAGATTCCTCAAGGTTCACCCACTGATTGGTCCAAAACTTCGGGTGGCCAGCTGGTGCAAGCAAGTCATCAAGGAGTTCTTCACCTACCGCTGGGAGCAGTCGTCGGGAAGGGGCATTAACCCACGGGTCGCGAAGCCGAAGCCACTCAAGAAATATGACGACGCGATGGACGCCTTGCGATACCTAATCTTCACCGACTATCGGTCGAACATTGGGGGCGCCTCAAGTCACCGTACCGAACAACGGCGACGTCCCCAGGTCCGACACAAGCGGCATCACGATCGGTGAGTTGTTCCATTTACCATGTCCTGTTCGTCAGAGAGCCAGGATAAGCTTACCGCGTCAATGCCAGCGGATATCGCTTCAAGTGCCTTAAGCTCCTCCTCGTCTCCACTGATAGCAGCCCGCTTCACTCTTTCACTGTGCTCCTGCATCGCCGCAAGTAACACGACACCCAGCTTGTTAGTCGGAAGATGGCCATACTGGAACTCTGTCGGAACCTCACCGCTCTTCGCAAACGCGTACCTCCCGTCTTCCTGTCTCACCAAGATAACGTTTCGGGTGCCTTCGGCGTTAACTCGCGGTGGTTCCTCGCCAAGCGGGACGTCGTCAAAACTTTCATGCTCTAGCAGCACGTCCACGCAGTCACGCAATGCGTTCACTGCGGTGGATATCACCCGCGCCCCGTCTGGCGGTCCCTCAATGTGAGAGAATGCAATCCCGTGCGGCCACTCGTCCATTCTCTGGAAGTAAATGGCCAGGCATTGAAGGTTCACCATGTAAATCCGTACGCGGCGATCTTTACGTTCCATTGAAGTCTCCTTTTAGGAAAAAATTAGATTGCTGACCTGCGGTGCGTTACTGTTTTGGATTGATATTTGCATGTCCGAGTACGACTCGAATAAGAAGAGGTTTTCAAGGCGATTGTCTCCCATGTCACCATTGATGTGCCAAATCGGCTCATCAGACCATACCAAGGCGCGCCCGATAACAGACTCCACGATCACCCTGTGTTCAAGTCTGTATTTCTGTGCATCGTCACACCAGACATGAACACCTGACTCGTTTTGCCATGTGCCACCACGGTAAGACGGAGAGTGTTCCCCTACAGTCCACTGGTACTTACATGAGTTACTGCAGAACCTAGGAGGATTGTTGACAAACCTTAGACGCCGTTCAAAGCCACTTCCGCACTGCTCGCATTTGAACACGCACTTTTTAATTCGCGAGTCATTCGCGCACTTCGGAGAGCAGAAGGGTCGGGCAGAACCTTTTGTGAGGTATGCTTCAAACTCGCTCCCACACCAATTGCACTCGCTGACGACTTTTGTCCCGCGAACGGCCGCCCAACATACACGAGAGCAATACTTAGGCCATACACCATGATCCGCTTTACCTTCAAATGACTTGCCGCAGTTAGCGCATTCCAGCGTCCTTCTCTCTGCTCGTCGAACCCCTCCCGAACATGCGAGGCTACACCATTTAGCGGTTGCCACTCTCCCCCGACATCCTACACGAAACTCTTTTCCGCACTTTATGCACGTTGCCGTGAGGACGCCGTATGGATACCTGCAGGAATGCGAACAGTACCTGGGTGGCTTGGTGCGACCTTTGCGATTCCGCACAGTAACACCGCATGTTTCGCAACGTGAGTCTGTGGTGGATGATGTCACTTTGCTTATCATGTCAACACACACTCGTTCTTGTCGGATGCCCGCATTAAATTGATGCACGCGTTGCGGTCCTGGTCGAAGGTACTGCCACAGTTTACGCAGGTATGGATAAGCTCTTGCGGATTCACCTCGCCGCTGATCTTGTCGCACACATGGCACGTGCGGGTAATGTTTTTCGCGGACATCTCCTCCACGTCGGAAAACGCATTCCGAAGCTTACCCTCAAGAATCGACGGTGACGCCATCCCTTTACGCGCTCTCGCGAGTTTCTTTTCGTCGCTCTCCTCAACCCGCGGCTTTTTCTGGAACACTCGCCAGTCGATCTTCCCAAGCACCAGGGTTTTGTATTTCCGGCGAAGGTCCCTGGCGAAGTTTCGGTATAGATCAAGTCGCCACGCCTGGTACTTGCGGCGGTTGTTTTCCTGCCACTCGTAAAGGTGCTTGTCCTGCTTTCTCCACGATTCTACGGCGCAGAATATGGCCTCGTCGCCCCCAAAGCGTAAGTCGCGCCACAACAGAGACACTAACGCCAGTTTCGCCTGGGCTCGCCAGTGCGACAGATTATCCAGCCGGCTGCGGAGCCACTCGTAGCCGTCGGCCGAGGCGGCAGGAAGGCCGTTGCCTGGTTTGTGTTCCTTCATCCACCTCGACAGTTCCTTTTTCATGGTGTCGAAGTCCTTGTCGCGGGTCGACTTCAACGCGTCACACTTCGGTAAACGCCTGAGGTATGCCGGTGGGATGACCAGCTCGCCCTCCTCTCCGTCAGAGCCAAGCCAATAGGCTGTGCGCATCTCGCCGTCCTTGGTTCTCCACCCAAGATTCACAGCCACATTGCCTTCGGTCGCATCGTCGGTGCGCGGGAAGCCGTTGGCGGAAGACACGACAAACTGCACGGTCCAGTTCGTTTTCGTTGCCACGCGGCGAGCAATCAGATAGACCCATTTAATTTGCGACCCGGGGGGAATCTCCCGGTGCACCTCGGAGAGCACTGTTGCCCAGATTGGCCGTCGACCATCCGAACCAACCCGAATCCATATCCGATGCTTGCGCCCGTCCCGGCGACCGCCAGTCTTCCGCCCAGGTGTCTCGACGGGCTCGATCCTTATCCTGTTGTCCTCGCAACTCATGGACTGCTCTGGAGAGATGCCCTTTTGTAGCTGCACGGCAATTCGGCCGTCACCACGGAAACGCTTGAACCGAGGAGGGGCGCCGCTCTTCCGTTTCGACATCGCCTGCTCAACCGCCAGGTACGTTCCCCAGTACAGATTACAGTCCTTGCGTGCCTGAAGCATCAACTTCTTGTCGGACTCGTCTATCGCGATCTGACTGGATTTGAACTTGGGATTCTCGAACGTGGCCTGTCGCAGCTCTTTCCGGCGCGCACGCAGGACCTTGAGGTCTTTCCGGGCTTGCGTTAGCTCTTCTCGTAATTCCTTCGGCGCGGCCGATCTCTTGCGAGACGCTTGGCGGAACTTCTTCACTTTCACCTCAAGCTCGTCAAATTCCAACTCCCTTGCTTCAATTGCTTCCTCGGTTTTCTTTAAGTCGGGACATACCTCACAGGTCAATTCGTCGACCTGCGCCCGACGCTTTAGCTCGATCTCAACTATCTGGTTGCGGTAGCGGTTCGCATACCGTAGCTGCCTCTGAAGTTCGACGAGATTAGTGTCAACTCGGCAACCGTACACCATGACTTTACTGGGCAGAGAGTCGTTTCCAAACACTGTATTTCTCCGTTAAAGCTAGATACACACCGCGTCCGCGATACGACGCCTCGCGGCAGGCAACACTATTCACGACTGACCGGACACGGCTCGACATGACGTGACTCGACTTGTCTGACCTGACAGAGCATGGCCGGACACGACCGGACAGAACATGACGGGACCCGACTGGACCTGACTGCCATGACGCGACTGGACCGAACCCAACAGGACCTGAGACTGACTCGACTGACCTGACGCGACATAACCGGACCTGACGCGATCAGAACTGGACTAGACTGACTTGACGGGACCAGACCCAACTGGACCGGGCACAACTTGACTCGACTGACTTGACTCGACTCAACTCGACACGACGCGACACGACTGTCCAGGACTAGACTGACCTGACGCGACTCTACCGAAACCTGACGACACAGGGCACGACTTGTCTGACCTGCCTCGACTTAACGTGAACACGACGTAACTCGACGAGACTCGCCTGACCTGACTCGACTCGACCCGACTGACACGGCTCAACACGACCCGACGCGACAGGACTGGACTTGACAAGACCGAACTCAACAGGGGCACGTCTCGACTGACAGGACAAAACCTGACCTGACAAAACTCGACTCGACGCGACTCAACTAGACTGACACGACACGACATGACGGAACCAGCCTCGACGAAACCCGACTGACTTGACTCAACTTGACTTTACTCGACTTGACTTGACTTGACTTGTCTGACTCGACACGACCAGGCTTGGCACGCCCCGACATGTCACACAAGCTCAATGTCGTCGATTTCGTTAAACACCAGGCCAAAAATATCAGCATATTCCCTGTACCGGTTCCGCCATCGATTGGCTTCGGAAAGTGCCTTTTTGGCAACCTGATCCGATAGCCCCTTGTCTTTCATAATTGTCTGCACAGAGACGTAGCCCGTTTCCACATCGTCCTCTCCGACCTGCACGGTAACACTGTGGAACGCGCGTGTAGTTTGGGACTTTCCGTTGACGCGGACCACTACCTTTACGTAGGCCAGATATTTACGTGCCTGAAGAACCCTATACGCTCCAGCCGCGGCAGCATCGTTCCAGACAAACATGTCGTGTATGGGGCTGCCCTTTGGTTTCGCGTATGCAGCCAGTTGCTCGGCTTTCACATGCGTCTGACCGGTCTTCTGCTTAATGTCCTCGATCACATCTCCCAGCACTTGCGCCTGGTCGTCAGTGATCGGGGCGTGGTTAGACGCCTTGTATCGTTTGCGTCGTTTTGCCATTTTGAACGCTCCCATGACAAAAAAGGCCGGACCTGCCGCGAGAACGACAGGTTCGGCAGTTGCGCTAAGCGGACATCTCGATCTTCTTGAGATCGACGTCAAAGCGACCGTGATTGTTACCCTGCCGCTCAGGGCGATCGTCGCCCACGCCAACAGAGAATCCAGCGTGAGTCATCAGGTTGATTATCGCTCCTGGAGTAATCACGTTCGTGTTGTACTGGACGGTAACTACCGCGCTCCACTTGTCGAATCCCGGTCGGTACCGCAAGTCGGTGCTTCCATTCGGCAACCGAACCGTGTCCGTCCGCATGTGCGGAACCTTGGACGTTTTAATGGTGACCAATTCCGTGCCATCGCGACTCTCTCGCGCATCGCTGATCACGAACAGCGCACCGCGGCACAGCACCATCGTGAGCCCATCGACGAATCGGCACGCACTGACGATGCACTTCTTGAAGGCCGCGGCGGGCATTCCGTACACGCATCCCTTTTCCCCCGGATTCCCGCTCGCGACATACATCGCTTCCAGGAATTCTGATTTCGGGTCACGCTTCTCCTTTTTGTTCCGCGCCTTACCGGCCTGGATATCCTCCATCATTTTCCGCGCCTTCGGACCAAATCGGTGCATGATCAGGTCGTCACTGGCCGCCATGCCGGTGACGGGGACCTGGATCTCCATTCGCTGTACCTCTGGGATTTCTAGCACCACCGATTTTCCCTTACCCTTCGCGGTCGACTCCGCGTGGGTGATGTCTCCGTTGCCGTTTTGTGACGCTGACTTGGCTGACTTGACTGCTGCTCTGGCCTGCATGGGTGTACCTTTCACATAGGAGTTAAATGAAGCAAGACAGGAGTAATATTATCAGCACGTGATAATCCGTCAATACCAGAAGGTGGGAAAAAGTCCACTTCCCATCGATGCGGCAGACCCTGCGGGGGGACGAGAATCGCGAAACCACAGTACAATGGTCGTGTACCAAACACACGGACGAAAGGCAACGCCATGCCACTAAGCAACGAGCAGCAGCGGAAAATCATCGAAAATGTGATCGGCGGAAAGAATCAGTTCCAGCAACAAGGCGGGATGTTCCAGCAGCTGGGTCAGAAATTCGGCGCATTCGGCGAGATGATCGGCATGGTAGCTGACGTTTTGACCGGAGGTCGTCCGCCAAGGCGGAAAGACGTTGAAGACGCCGTTCAGATACTCACCGAGCAGGGAGCTAACGAAACACCACGGGGACCACCGCCCGCGCCAGAGTCCGGGATTCCTCCTGTTCGCATGCCGCCGGTCCAGCGACCCAGGAGGCCGGTGCCGTCCCAGCCGCCAGCTATTAGCACTCGCCGCGCTGCTGATCCGCCGAGGGTTAGAGGCGCCGAGCCGTGGCCTGAAGAGGGGATGATCACAACGCTGCCCACGAGAATCAGGGGCGCGTATGAGTTCATTCCGGCGGACATTACGGGAATGAGTCCGATGATACTCACCCCCGAAAGTTCAAATATCTATGGAGTGTCTTACGATTACCATTCGCAGGTTTTGATGGTGCAATTTAACGCGCCGTCTCCGGTGATCGGTTACAAGGAAATGACCTCCGTGTGTTCTGGTGAGAGATACCAGTGCGGAATTCGACCCCACTCCCCGGGACCGATCTACTCCTACGGAGGTGCTGGCAGAGGGGTCCCTCCAGCGACATTCGAGGCGATGGTAAATGCGGCGTCCAAAGGCCAGTTTTTATGGGAAAATATCAGGATTTGCGGAACGCAGCACGGACATCGGTTCAGCTACACATTGACTGACGTTCCAGAGGGTCAGACAATTCCAAGAAAAGCCACGCGACGCGGTTTGCGTGTACGTGTAGTTCCTAACGTTGGCCAAGGCCGTCGAGGCGGACGAAAGTCAACTCTTCCAGAATCAATTCGCTGAACTGATTTTAGGCTGTGACCCTGATATGACTCCGTGGCATTGCCTGCATAACGGGACGACATCAAGCCACTGTTCTACGGCATACCCTTCGTGGTGATGGTATTCAGCGGCCGGTATGCCGCATTGAATACACAGTCTAGTGGTAATGTGTTCAAGCACTCCCGTCTTTACCGCGAAGTAGACAGCTATTTTCGGCCTCGCTTATTTTACCACAAGCAGATCAAAACAGTACGTTCTGTCGCAACCGGTTATTCGCTATCTGAACGTATTCTGGATTGATCTCTATCCCGATCCACCGGCGCCCGTTGTGCTTTGCCATCTTGGCTGTCGTTCCTGAACCACTGAACGGGTCCAACACAACATCGCCCTCGTTGCTCCAGCTTAGGATGTGGTCGCGTGCGAGAACTTCGGGGAACGCCGCTGGGTGTGAATAGATTCCCGTGTGCCCTTTCCCTGCTGAATATCTCCACACGTTCATTCGCTGACCAAGTTCCCGTCGTTTCCCTCTATCTAAGGAATTCTGCCTAACAATAGACTTGCCGTTTTTGTCTCTCCTATAGTCTCCACCCAAGGCGTTGCCGCCTGTTGCGTTTACGCGATCGCAAATAGGGTTGAATGTTTCTGCGTTTCCCTTCGCGAATACAAACATAAACTCAGCGGTCTGATGGTATTTGTCTGCCGACGGAAACGAAAACCCAGCCGTCTCGTAAATCATTGTGTCCCAGATCTTGAACCCGATTTCCTTGAACCGCAACGCCTGCATGAACGACGCGCCCGACTCGCTTCCGTCAACGGTCTGATCGGACACCACCCAGACGACAACCCCGCCCGGCTTCGTGATTCGCCAGAGCTGTTGCGCGACACCTTCAAAGTTCCAAGAGTGCCCGCCATAAGTCCGCAACTCGCCGTATGGGGGCGAAGTCACGGTCAGGTCGATGCAGTCATCAGGGAAGCCACTGAGCACTTCCACGTTGTCGCCGCACACAATCTGATCCAATGGAAGCATTCAGCTTTTCCCAGCTAATCGTTCGGCCGGTTTGCACTGGCGATTGCACTTGTTGCATCGAAAGCGATCACTCTCAACATCCCACCATCCGAGCCACTGCACGTACTGGCAGGCGTCCGGTCTGAAATATACGATTGCTCTACGGCAACAATCAGACACTGGAGGAACAGCGTAGCCGTTGTCGTCTTTGTACATGTAGGTGTTGCCGTATTCCATAGTTTCAACTCTCAAATCTCAAGCCCCGTGGACAGACTCGAACTGCAGGGTCGCCCTCGTTCAGTGGCTGAACTCTCCGCAGCAGTCTTCATGCCTGCCATTTCGGGATAACCCCCTGCCTCTCTCAAGAGAGACTCCACTCAGGGCAGGTACGCCACCTCCTGCTACTCACGGGTCGCCACGGATATCAGCTTCGTCTAGACATGCGGAGTGCAGGTCGAGTCTGCTCGCGATCACCTTAAGGAGGGCAGACATCAAGTGAACCGGAATGTCCTTCTCATTTCCTAGCTCCATTATGAAATGGTCAATCAACTTGAGTATTTCAATGCAGTCATCTTGATTCCTCGTCATCGGTACACCTCTATTTTGCGGTGCGATCATCGTATTCCCCTATCTACGTATGGTTGGCATGTTCGCATTAACAGCTCGTAAGAAATTCAACCGGTATCGGTTAACATTTTCCGGCATTAGAAAGTACGCCGTCGATCGATAGAACACCTTGTTGTGGGAATAGTGCGGCCGACTATTGTACCGCGCGAGCCGTATTTGCCGTGCTCGTTCTTTCCTGGGGGCTTGCAGGAGATTCCTGTAATACCTGACGTCGTCTCTTATCAGTTCATTTGGATGCACGGCGATGGCGCCGATGATCGTCTTTATGAAGACGTGGTTATTCTCGAACCCCAAGAACTCTCCGCCTATGGTTCCCCCGTCGCCTTTAAGCGTCCAAGTCTTTTGGTTTTCCTCAGTCTCGATCAGACCCAGCAGGGCTGTGAGTAAGACGAAATCTATCATGTCGGCATTCCCACTGTACGATACACAAGGCCAGCTTCGCTCAATAAGGATTCTGCCAGGAGCAAGTCCTCATGCCATTTCGATGGAACAGCACGCTTGGGGTAAGACACGACTTCTGCTATTCCGGCCTGGATCACTTCAACGGTGCATCGAACGCACGGTGGACCGCCCCACACTTCACCTGACGAATCAGTAGCGGAGATGTACAACGTGCATCCTTTGACAGGAATTCCAACGCGAGCGGCAGCCAAAACCGCATTCATTTCTGCGTGAACAACCAACTTGAGTTTCGTTTCGCGATCGTTGAGTCGCTCCCGACTGTCAACAATTCCACGCGGGAAGCCATTGAAACCGGCCGACCGTATTTCACGATCAGGACCGACGATTACAGCGCCAACATGCGTGCTCGGATCTTTTGACATCCTGGCGTGGTCCTGGCATAAACGCAGAAAGTGATGATCCCAGCGCTCGCTCATTGTGTCCCCTTTCATTTGGTGAACATGTCCGCGCGCCCGACTAATAAAGAACGCTCGTCTCTGTGGTGGCCACTAGTCCCGTAGATGCCAAGCGGTTCATTAACCTTAAGTGACGCGCGAGTTCGATTACCGCCAGCACTTCGGATTTTGCGCCAGTGTCCGGAAGATCGATTGAAAAGTATTCCGCCAGCGTTCCAATCATGTAATCTTTCGGCGTCGTTACCGCGGGATTCATGGCAAATTCCCACCGCGCCCACTGGCAGGTGTCCATAGCAATGAAATCGGCAGGGAAGAACCTGTGGCTTCTGTCGAACCAGGATTTCAGGAACGGGGCGTCAAACCACGACGCGTTGTGCCCTACGAGCTGGGCAACCCAAAACGGTTCGCCTTTCCTGTTTACGCGTCTGATGTGCCGGTGGCGACTCAAGAAGTCGTCGACCGTTTGCATCGCGTCGGCCGGGGATAGGGCTGTACGCGCCCACAGATCCATGTCGTAACAGGCGGCTTCCAGATAATGCGGAAGTGCTTTTGTGTCGTCAAACTTGACGGCGACATCAAGTACCGCCTTGGGTTTGAGTTCATTAAGGTCCGCTACGGCCGCGGCGACTCCGATTATCTGGTCCCCATGCTTGCGTGGTCCCGTGGTCCGCACATCGATAACGACAACTTCCATTACGACACTCCGTTTGAAGGATTCGGAATCAAAAACCAACAGGACCTTATCGCTTACTGCGAAACACAGCAACCCCGAGTCAGCCTTCGATTGTTCTAAGTCTTGGCGGTAGGCTACAATTTGGTCTTAAGGATGCACGGAAACAAGGGGATTATGATGATCCGATCGCCAAAGGGTGGGATACGAATTGGGGGGCGCAGCTTTCCTTCTGGGATGCAGATCCCGGAGAAATACCGCCGGCAATTACAATCCTCTCGTCCCGCCGATCCCGGCCAGGGGTCCACTGCGGGAGTCCCGAACCTCGGACGACCTCCAGTCCCTCACGTGGTCACGTTCAGCGGGATGGTCACGAGCCTGTCGAAGGCCTACCGAAACAGCGATGAGGCTCTGAGGCATAGCGAAGAAAACGCCCACGCTATGTTAAACGACCCGGTGGTTTCGGGTCCTCTATTCGGCCGGCAGATGATGACCGCCTTGCTCAACTGGTCCATCGAGACAGAAGACGATAAAGACCCGAAGCTAAAGGCTTTAGCGGCTGACCTGACCGACATTATGAAGCGCATTCCGGACTTCACGGAGTACCGCCGGTCGCTTATGGAAGCCGTTTGGTACGGTCGCTGCGCCATCCAGCACGCTTACGGATTCCACACCAACAGGCACGGGACGAAACGGCGAATCATCCGAAAGTGGACGCCGGTCAGCGGGGATAAGCTGCTGTTTCGGTACGACGACGGGACCGGAGATTTTGACCCGGACCAAATCGGCGTGCGGATGTCCGCCGCGCATTCAAAACACGACATTGTCGCAGGCGACCGCCACCTAGAGGCCACCGGGGAGGGTCTGGGGTACTTTCTGCAGCCGTGGGAACGCAAGATGTGGGTCTTGCACAAGCACATGATCCGGGACGGCGAGTTCGAGGACCCGATTTCCGGCGGCCAAATCCACGGTGTTGGCCTGCGACACTTCCTTTACTGGGTCTGGTACCAGAAACAGGAAACTCTCGCCCAGATTGCCGAGCTGATCGACCGCACGGGCATGGGGTTCACGATCTACTTCTACCCCAGCGGGAACGAGTCAGCCCGTCAGGAAGTCGAGAAGATTTCCAAGGAGCAAGCTCACACGAACGTGATCTTGATGCCGTCCGAGGAGAATGACCAATATCGGGTCGAGCAGATTCCCCCCAATACGCAGGGGCTGGAAGTCCTTCGAAGCGTAGTCGAAGACTTCTTCGGGGACATGATTACCAGGTTCATCCTTGGCCAAACTCTCAGTTCAAAGTCGTCCTCGACCGGCATGAATTCGGGAGTCGCGGACCTGCAGAAGGACACCCTGAATCACATCATTCGGTACGACGCGATCAAGCTCGAAGAGACGATCACCAGGGATGTTCTCCACCACCTGAGAGACATAAACTTCCCCAAATATCGCAACGTCGACATGTGGTTCCGCATTTCGACGAAGTCCTCGGCTCCCCAGGAAGAGCTGTCGGCGATGATGCAACTGTGGCAAATGGGTGCGCGCATCAAGACCGCTGACATCTTCGACCGGCTCGACCTGTCAATGCCGGATCCCGACGACCAGCAGCTGTTCAACCCGCAAATCGTCATGCAGATCGACCAGATGGAGCAACAGGAAGGAGCACCCCAGGATCCAATGGGCGGCGCGCCGATGGGAATGCCGCAGGACGGGGACAACGACGGGATGGTCGGCGAAGGCACCGAGGAGTTCGGGGAAGCTGGAGTCCCCGAGCAGATGGACAAGGAGGCCGAGGAGGAGCGAGAGAAAGAGCGTGTATTCGGTCCGATCATGCACAAAAAGACGGACTTACGCAAGGACATCTCAGACGCCGCGGCCTACACGGACAGAAATCCCAGCGACAGCCAGCGGGAGGCCGGCAACTACAAGAAGGGACGGTTTTGGTGGAACGGACTGGAAATCGCCATCGAGACGCCGCGGGGAGCAAGCAGGCGTCCGGAATGGCCGAAGCTGTCGGCACACTACGGATACATAAAGCTCCACGAGAGCGAGGCGGACGGGGACCACCTGGACGTGTTTATCGGTCCCTCGCCAGAAAGCGACCTGGTCGTCGTAATTGACCAGGTGACCAAAGGAGGCCGCTTTGACGAGCACAAGATAGTCCTGGCCTGCACTTCGACAAAAGAGGCCGTCGAACTCTACAAAGACTCATACTCGTCAGGGTTTAAGGTCGGTCCAGTTACGACAATGACGGTCGAACAGTTCAAATTCTGGCTGACCGACGGTTCGACTAAGAAACCAATCAACGCGCAGGTATCGAGGTACCGCAAGTACGCGAAACAGCTTAGCCTGTGGGACGACGATGCGCACCCACGCGCGACCGAGCACGTCAACATTGATGGGCGTACCTACGAGTCCGGCCAGTGGGTTCCGAAGGACAAGGCGGCCGAGGCTACCCCTAAGGAGCAAGAGTCGATCGAGATGGTTGACGAAGAGACCGGTGAGACCGAGCCTTTTGAAGACACGGAACAAGTTGAAACTGACTCAACACCCATGGATCCCGGGACAAAGCTTAAGTCCGGCCAGGCCGTTCATGGTTACTACAGCAACGGCATAGACGAGGTTAAGTTTTCTGGGAAGGTCGGAAGCATCCATACGGATACGGCTGGTGGTAATTTCAAAACAGCCAGGATTACTCTCGATAATCCTGTCACGATGTCTTCCACGGGCGAGCGAACTGTATTCACGGCCACGCTAAGCGACACCAGCGAGCTACACGACAGTAAATTCTCGTCGCAGTCGAAAATGGCAGAGGAAATTGAGGAGTCACCCGAGGAATCCATGCAACTGGACAAGAAAGGTCCAGCGGGGCTAACCAAATCCGAGGCGATGGCCAAGGCAATGGAAGGCAGTAATCGTAATGTGGCCAGTTATGACCAGGCCGTTCATGCTACCTATCTCTATACCGGAACCTCTTCATCTGATTGGAGTTCCGTTCCAATCAAGGACTTCAGAGATGTTGATGATGGCAATGGTGGACAGGTATCAATGCCGGAGTTTGATTTCCCTAGCGGCTACAAGCAGGCGGACGTGATTTTCGGTAATGAAGGTGGCAATGTTGGCTCTGGTTCCTGTGAGTTGTGCGGACATTCCATCAAGAACAATTACCACATTCAAAATGATAAAGACAAACTCACGATGCAGGTAGGAAGTGAGTGCGTAACTAACTTTGCTGAGGGAGAGAGTGGAGCCAAATTGGCGAAAAAGGCCAAGGCTGAAATGAATCGCGACATGCTCCGCCAAGTGTGGACAGCTCGCGATGATCTAGCAAAAGTCTGGGGCGACCAGAACCAAAAAACTGGCAAGTGGGAAATCAGAAAAGGACAGGTGTACTACAAGATTGCCGCCAGGGATTACCAAAACGAACCCAAGGACAAGCGTTTTGGAGGATTTGAAAATAAGGATCTGGAACGCCAAGTCAGGCAGCGGTCACATGAAATCGAAAAGTTGTACCAGAGAATCGACAAAGTGGCCAGCAACTCAAAGGGAGATCCCATCCCGGCTGATGACTACGAGAATGTTACCCAGCGCTGGCATGACAATCGTTCTTATGGTGGAGGACAGGGAGGGTGGCGGACGCAGACGCACAAGATGGAAGCTACTGCGGATGGGGTAATTACCCGATGGGCAAAGGCTCGCAAAGATGATGTCCGGGAAGTTTTGGAGCAGGTGGATGAGATTTTAGGACGATCCGGAACTGACGAAAGGGCGGCCGGTGACGGCGAACAGGATAACACTCCAGAGATTCCCCAAAAGAGCGCCAAGCAGTACGCCAAGGACCTGGACACAGAACGGCTCTCGCCGTTGTTCGACGACGGCCACCTCGACCAGGAGACGATCGAGCACCTGCGACAGATAGCCGGCGACTTCATCAGTGGCACGGAGATTCCCCGGGACGCCGTTGTCGACGTTCAGTTGACGGGGTCGATGTCCGGCTACAACTGGAACAACGGGAGCGACATCGACCTGCATATTATTGTTGACCCCGAGCTCTTGCTAGCACCCCCCGAACTCCTCTCGGACTATTTTTACAACGTATCGGCCAACTGGAACGCCCGCCATTCGGTGACCATCGGAGGCCACGAGGTTGAAGTATTCGTTGAGCCCATGAAAGAAACGATCGGAGACCTCTTGGTAGTGGCGACATGACGTGGAACGTCTACATCACGGCGGGCGGGAAGGAATACCCAGCGCCCCGAAGCCCGTTCGGTAGCATCCTGTCTGTCCTGGAAGGCCTGGCAGATAACCTCGAAACGATGGTACCAGTGCTGGACGTGACTGCCATTCGAATCGAAGCCGCCGATGACGAGGAGGATTACATCTAATGGCAAATCCAACGAACACTGCCGCTGAAATCTTGAAACTGTTATTCCTTCTGTTCTGCCTCTGCTTGCTGGTTTCAGTGGTTAATCCTCGTGTATGGAATGCAATAACCCCAGAACTGCTGCACGTTCCGACGCGGGAGCATGACAATGGATGACGCGACGAATGTGATAGTTCACCGGTCAGAATTTCAAAGCCAGCTGGCCGCGCTGATCAACGAATTCAGCAAGGACTCTGAGTGCAATACCCAGGATTTCGTTTTGGCTATGTATCTCGACGACTGCCTCAGATCGTTCGGTCGCGCTACCGCCCGCCGCGAGCAGCTACTCCAGGATGACGTCAAGTCTGAATTCGACCTACGCGAACCGCTGAAGGGCTAACAATGGTTGCTGGCCAAGGACGATACTCGATAATTCGCAACGAGTGGGACACGCTTCCTGGTGACGCCCCGGAGAGCGACGAGGCTTGCGTGCAGCGCAAAGCCAGTTCACTTCGCGCCACGATCGAAGAGGCTCTGGATGTCGACGACCCGACTGTCCTCGCGAGACTCCTGGAGCGTATTCACGCCTTCCGGACACACGGCGTTGCGTCGGCACTGGGCGAGTTCTCGCTCGAAAACCTGGTCTACAAGCTACTTCGAAACGACGGCACCATCGAGAAGCTTAAGGAAGCCGCGATACGGAGCTACGACGAGTCCCTAAGCTACGCGCAAAAGTACGCCAAGTGGATGCCCTACACCGGACCCCGCGGAGGGCGCGGCTGGCAAAACACGGAAACCGGGGAGAAGTTCTACGGGAGCGACCCGCCTGGTGAACGAAAGGCCGCGCAGCCGGATGATATCGGTGAACCTAATCACGCTGCTGATACGATAAATCAGGTAACGGCTGATCTCAGGAAAAGTCTGGCTGGCAGGTCCGGGCGCGAAACCGGCACCCCGAAACCAAAGGCCGGCGGCAAGACTGGTCTGTCGCAAAAACTGGACAGTGCTGAGTTCGGGACTGAAATCGAGGGATGGACGAAAACCGACATCCCCGAAATGAACATGTCCGGATGGAGCAACGGCGAGACCATGCTCACGGACGAGCAAATGCTCAAGTTCAATAATTCTGACGTGGCGAATCACTTCAAGGAGCAGGAACCTGAGCAGCCGCAAGCAGCGAGTCCACAAAAGCCCGCGAAGCCTGCAAGGCCAGCCAAACCGCCAGTACGATCAAAGACGAGCGCCGCGTCCAGGCCGTTCACGGACGACGAAAAGCAATCCATTCACAACGTCGCCAAGGTGTTCGGTATAGCTCCGGGAGATATCAGAAACGACGCGCGACTGCAGCAGTTCCTGAAGCTCACGGCCAGGAACGTGGGGTTCGACCCAGAGACAGCGGGTCCAGACCTCACAGACCAAGCCCTGGCGTCTGCGGAGTACCTGAACACTCAATCAAAGTACCTCGAACACGTCGTTGAGATGGCAAAAGCCTACAAGTGGAAAGGAGGCACGGGGAGAGAATTAGCGGTGAAATCACGCAACGCCGCGCACCACCTTCTGAAAACAGCAACCGCCCAGGGCTACCAGCCTACAGGCGACAGCCAGAAAGACATCGAAGGCGCAATCAACTTCTTGCAGGATCAGGAGACAGAGCAGCCGGGCGACAACAACGCCATAACGGACATTCTGAAAATGCTCTTGCAGAAGCCCGAGAAGATCAGCGCGGCGCACGTGGTTGGCGCGGTACTGGGATTTTGGTTAGCCTATAGAACGGTCAGGCGAAGAAAACGTAGTCGTCGATAACGATCCACCGGGCGAATCCCACGCCCGGCCACCGGACGCCAGAGGTTCCTCCATCCCTCTGGCGTCCTTCTTTTAGGGCGCAATCAACTTCCTGCAGTCAGGGATACGATGCGTCCCCGCACGCATAAACGTACCTAGTCGTCGTCGATAACCTCTCCGTCTACGACAGTTCTTCCGTCTCTCGTGGCCAGCTTCAGCTGACTTGGGTCCCCGTCGTCCCCACCGCTGCTGCGAACGATCAGCGTGTGCTTGCCGTCCTGGGTCAGGCCGCCCATCGCCGTACTTACGGCTTTCGGAGGGTCTGGCAGGTTTGTCTTGATCTCGGAGCTGATCTCGTAAGCATCGTTTGTCGGATTATCCCCCTTGGTGTGCTTGACTTTGACCTTGAGGGTCATTTCCGCTGAGCACCCGATCGCTTTAAGGCCATACGTCAGCAGGTGCCGGCGCAACGCGTTGTTGATCTTCGCAAATGCCTTCTCCGCATTATCCAGCAACTCACCCTCTTCTGCGTTTGCAAGCGTGGATGGGATCCATGGTGTCGCCATTCTGTGCGTCCTTTCGTTGTTTACGATGTAAGCTGGGCGCGTGGTCCCGTTAAAGCCGCGATAAGCCAGCGTCGAGTAAAAAATGGCTCCTCGCGGCCATTAAAAACTTCAACCGGCCTCGTATTCCAAATACCTCCACTCGGAATGGCGAACGTAGCCCATCGCCACAACCGCGTCCAAGCTGGCCATCGCGCCGATCATTTCATGAAACACATCGCACTTGGACTGCAGCATAGTGGAAGATGTCACGTGAACGACAATATCGTCTTTCCTCTTGGTCACGAGCAAGTCGAACTCAATTGGGACGGACGGCGTACCGATGAAGATTGGGCAGAGAACTGTAATGCTATCCGGGATGTCCACCGGTTCTGACCGCAGCTCTCCTTGGATTTTCGTCTCCACCACGATGCCGTTTATCGAGCGCGCTCCTTGGCCTCGATTCAGGGTCATCACGCTGTCGGCCGTGACTTGGCTGAGCATAAATGCCAGCTCCTTACCTGCCTGAGGATCGGCTCCACCAGCGCGACCCTCATAGGTCGATATACATCGACGGTGCGTCATGCAGTGTGTCGCAAAATCAAGTACCGGCATGGTCTTACCGATCACCGTGTGCCACGGCTCCAGCACCGGGTGAATCAGCGGCACAAGAGTCACAATTTCAAAACCGTCGTCTGACGCTTCATTGAGTATCGCCTCGACCTCGCAAGACTCAGCGTTCGCCAGAACTAACGTGTCGTCGGTCCTGTACTTTTGGAGGTATGCCACAAAACCCTCCACATCGTGAAAGACGTGGCCTCTCCCGGGGCTCTCGATTCTCTGCCACTGCTGGGGCGGTTCCGGCTGCAGGACCCTCTGTTCAACCACGAGGGACACGCTGTCGGCTTTGTCACCATCCCCAAGGTCCAGAACCTCCTTTGCTACCGTCAATGCCGTCGCCTGACCCTCGACAACGTTCCGTAGAAGATCGTCTAATGTTTTGGTCATTGCCCTTTTACTCCTTCGCGGTAAGTGATAATATCTGACTGACGTGAGTATCGGATAGGTGTTTAGATGCGTCAACCTCATGGGAGGAAAAGTCATGCAACGATCAGAAATTATTGAATCATTGACTGACCGTGGACAGGCGGCTGTTTGCAGGGGATACCGGCTGACCCCACAAGACCGGAGGCGAAAACGGTGGTCTGCGGAAGCGGACGGGTACGCGGAGCTGGTGCGCATGATGCGCGTGATTCACTTTCAAAAACCAGCGGTTCGGCGCCGCCTGTCACGGACCAATTAACCCATGCCAATCACTGCACTTGCACCCTGGTTCGGATCCAATCGAATGCTAGGAGAACACGTTGGTGAGCTGTTATCTGGCTGCAGCTGGGTAGGCGTTCCGTTTGCCGGTGGGATGTCAGAGCTGCCTCACATCAGGGCTCGCACGATCGTTGCTAACGACCTGCACCGTCACGTCATCAATCTGGCGGACGTGGTGGCGTGCCCCGACCGCGGACCAAAACTGAAGGGTTACCTCGAATCCCTTCTGTTTCACGAAACGGTCCTGGAGAGGGCGCAACAGGCCTGTCTCTCGTCGGAGTCACGGGAGGGAGACGCGGTTGAATGGGCGGCGGCATACTTCGTGTGCTGCTGGCAGGGTCGCAGCTCGAAGGCCGGCACGAAAGGTGAATTCAACAACTCACTTTCTCTTCGCTGGGATGCGGGCGGGGGTGACTCGGCCAAGCGGTACTGTTCTGCGGTCGAATCGCTTGACCTGTGGATGAAAGAGTTTCGCCGCGTCACGTTCACGTGCATGGACGTGTTCGCGTTTCTCGACAAGTGCAAGGACCGCGAGAATCACGGCATCTACTGCGACGCGCCTTTCCCTGGATTCGGTGCCCAGTACCAACACACCATGAGCGAAAGCCAGCACATTGCTCTCGCTGAGCAACTATCGGACTACAACGCGGCCGTTGTCGTGTGTCGGTTTTACGACGAACCGTTAATTCGTGAATTCTATCCGGAGAGTTTATGGAAGTGGGCACACCTCGACGGACGGTCCCAGTCGAACGCTAAGACTCCAGAAGTGCTATTGGTGCGGGGGGGAGACGCATAGATGACATTAAGGCAATCCGGGATTCGGAAGAACCAAAAAACAAAACTCTTCGAAACATGGATTAGATTCCGCGGAGAAGTGCACGTAATTTCGCAGCATGAACACAGAGGCCTCATGGTGGCTGTCGAGAGCCTGTCAAGCACAATTGTTTCTTCTGTAGAATTCGGATTTGTTCCGTCGCATATGGAAATCTCCTGCCTGGAACAGTTAGGCCTGGATACCGTAACAGCTCTCGAACGAATACTCGCCGTCACTCTTGACGCCAGTGTCCTTTACGAACTAGAGGAATCAGAGAACCAGAGACGAACGGAACAACAAGTGACGTTCCTTCTCCGGCAAGCGGAGGAACGCACGGCACTCAAGCTGTCACTGCCGCAAGGACGCGTCCGGATTCAGAGGGAATCAGTGGAGTACCCAACCGTACCGACATGCCGCGTACCTGCAACATTGGAGGGCACTGACATTCCGGAGTCCCCGGGCGTTTATTTCGTCTGGAACGGAGAGTCGATTTCATATGTCGGTCAGTCCCGCGTACTGCGACGGCGTGCAACGATTTCGCATGATCGTATCGTTCTTGGGAATTGGCTGTCATTTCTAGAGTTTCCGGAGCTGGATCTCCTGTACGCTGAGTCCTACTACATAGGAATATGTCGTCCGGTGGATAACTTCACCTCGCACCGGACATCCAGTCTGGATCTTGTCACGAAAGGATAGTATATGTCTACCGACTGGCACGGTCCAAAACCGCCGCCAATAGTCATGTTCTTGATAGCATGTCTCTTCCTCGCGTACTTCGTTGTTGTGGTGTTTGTTTGGCCTGGAGTACGACATCGGAACATCGTCAAACAGCGTCACCAATGGGCGGTCGACGCCGGGCAGGCGCACTGGGTCGCGGACGAACAGACAGGCAAACCGCAATTCGAGTGGAACAGGTAAACACATGGCAATCATTTCAGCCATCTGCGATTGTTGCGACACCCTCACGGTGGATTGCTCTGCAACCTATGAGGGAGTCCTCTGCCGGAAATGTTCCCTGGGGTATCAAGTATCATTCTTGCGCAGCCAACAGGACTCGGCGTCGACAATGATGAAGTTGCACCAGGATAATTTTAATGAACTTCAGATCCAAATTGACGCCCACGAGAAAGAGCTAGAATCATTATGAGGCACTGTTAATGCTTCTCTCACATGGTGAATACACCGTTAGAATAAAGCTCTCCTGGTGCCTGTGTGTGCACAGCCTTCCAGGCGGAGATAGACTCTACGGAATCCCCCGGATCGTAATTGTCGGACTGATCCCTCCATGGGCAGCCGAACTAAACTGACGCCCGCGCAGGGGTCATCTGCGACTAGTCGGTCCACCCCGTCATGAGCGAAAGGACACTCGTATGATTGCTATCACCCGATACTCCACTAGAGAGTTGAAGGACACCATCATCCCCGTGGGACCGGTGACTGTGTCGTACAATGGCGTCACGATAGGGACTGCGCGCGACATCAAGATTACCCATGATCGCGTGACCTGTTCGGTGTTCTTAGATTCACCTGGAGACAGTGAGTGTGATGAACTTTCAGACCCGCAATAATAAATACGGTGTCGCCGCCAAGGAGGACCGTACGGTTGACGGAATCGTTTTCGCATCGAAAAAGGAAGCGACCAGGTACGGCGAGCTGAAGCTACTCCAGGACGCGGGGAAGATTTTCAACCTGGCGTTGCAGCCAAAATGGAAAATCGTTATCAACGAAGTACACGTCTGCTCCTACATAGGCGATTTTCGGTACTTGGAAAACGGACAACTAATCATCGAAGATGCAAAGGGCGTTGCGACTCCCGTTTACCGCCTCAAGAAGAAGCTAATGAAAGCTGTCCATGGAATCCTAATCAAGGAGGTCTAGGATGACTGAACGCGGTCGAGATAAGGATTGAAGCGGATGATTGATCCACTCAAGAATGAGAAGGACGGCTTTGATTGGCGGTGGCACCCATGCCCCGGTTGTGACGGTGGTGAACAATGTCCGTGCGAAGATGCGGTAATTGTGGCGTACGTGGGGAGTGTTGCAGACCAGGATTTGGTCAGTCGACTCCACCAGGTTTCTACTTGCATCCCAAATGGAAAATATCTATCAACGGAGTCAGGATTATCGACTCACCACGACACGGAGGTCTAGGATGCGTCTCTTAATTGCCATCGTTTTGCTGATAACCGCCTCAATGCTGACTGCTGGCACTGCCGAGGCGAGGGGACGGAAGTTGTTTCGTCGGTCCCGCGAGAAGGCGAATAATTCCCGAATCTACACACGGCAATCCTATGCCCCATACCGCCGGCAATACGCTCCAGTTCGGCGTGTGATGCGGTCGGTCAGATACGCTGCCGCGGCTTGCAGCACCTGACGATAGCGGCACACGGGCAGTTGCCCGACGACGCGTGCGTGGACGCCTAAACTCCACAACCTCACAGAGAACACCTAACCACCTCGCGATTCTAGAACGCGGGGGATGCAGATCGCGAATACTGCGGTCCCTTGGCGGGCGGGAGGTGGTCTTTTCATCCAACTGCGATAATCGGGTAGACTATCCAGGGATAAATCACTTTCCCAGGAGTCTGCCAGATGGGCACAGTCCTTTCATACGCTGAGACATATTCTGACTTATCCGATGAGGCGTCCAGGACCCTGCAGGATATGCGTCCCAGATGCCCCGGTTACCAGGGGTGGCTCCGAAAGGGAGATGTCGACGACGATGACGAAGCTCTAGAGGAATTTCTTGAATCTGAGCACGGCATCACGGTTCGCGACGATGGCCGGGTGGAATTCGACCACCTGACGGCGCGCAACCGGAAAATCATCGGCGACCACCCGGTAGTTCTGAACCATCACACCAGCGACGCGCTCGAAGAGTCCATTCTGGAACGAGGGCTGCTCCGCCGCAGCAAAGACGGCGTCCCGAGCACAAACCCCCATGTCAACAGTGGCGCCGGCGTCTATCTGACGACCGAGCACACGGGTCCCGTTGTCGATGGCTACCATTCCGTCGCCACCGGTATGCACGGCGGTGGACCACGGACGTTCGAGGTTGAGGCTTACCTGGACGAACTCCAGCACGATCCGGACGACGAGGACCTGTCAGTTGGGAAACGGCAGTTCGTTGCTCCGTCCATCGCTCCGGACAAGATTCTCAATGCGCTGCGCAAAGAGGGGCGGCCAGAGCTTTATACGCCCATGTCGTACGCCAGGACTCCCGGCGAGACGATGACGAAAAATGGGGTGACCTATGTCCTTAACGAAAACCACAGGTGGGCAAGCCAAGAACGTTCGCCAACGTTAGCTAACGTTAGCCCGCATGAAACCGAACGTTCGGTTGGTAAAACCGCACGTGCGGTTCCTGCCGCGGCGGCATCACAAAAGACGCTTGAAGAATTGAGGCTGTCGCATTTACTGAAGCAAGCGTCCGATGCCGGCATAATGGAAGCCTGGGATTCTCTTAGCGATTATGCCGGTATAGAGCCCAATCCCCACGCCACCGAGGATTACCAGGCACTTAAAGGGTTTCTGGAATCTCACGATGGATACCAGAAATACGTTAACGACCAGAATATTCGCCGGGAAAACGCCAACCTGGCGAGAGATCGAATTAAGGACCGGATTGGTTATTTCATCGAGGAATCCGGGCTAGAGCCAGAGGCAGCCAGCCAATACCAAAAAGCCTCCGAATCAGTTCTCGACTACATGACCCATGACGCGTTGCGGCTGTTCGCCCGGAATGTCCAGGGAATCAACTACCACGGAAACCTCGCTTCCCTCCAGAAATCACACCATAAAATGAGCGGAAGAGACGCATCCAATGTTGGAGGATTTTGGTCCTGGCATCCCAGTGAAGACGGCGGAGATTTGCATTTAGACGGCGGACACGACACGGACGAACATACCCGATTTACCGTTCGGCACCTGTACGCACACGAGTTTGCACATGCCATTGACGGTCAGCAGAAGCTATCCACCCAGCCTGACTGGGTATCTGCCTGGGAATATGAAATTAAGACCTCAGTACATCCGCCCAGCGAATACTCGCAGACAAACGCCGTAGAGGGATTTGCGGAGTTCGGTCGTCTGGTTCTGACGTCCCCCGCGGACGCACGCGAGAACTACCCGGACTGCTACGATTTCTGGAAGAAAAACGGTATCGCACAATGAAAACCATGCTACCCGAGATTTTTTCTGGTTCAGTTGATACTGACGGAACGCATGCGGACATCCTGTTAACGGCGGGTGCCGCGAGCAAACCAGGCGAACCTCTGCGGTATGACGAGGAGTTCGAAGGGAAGCATCCGAGGGGTGGAGGCGGAAGATTTCAGCCGGCAGACTTCGACCATTACATGGACGTCCGGAAACGCAACGAGTCCATGCGTCTGCCGCGAGCCACGGACAGCGACTTTGACCGCGCCGCGCACGAACCGCGACCGTGGGACGAAAAGCGGACAAATCGGGCAAAGAAGTTTTTCAATCGGGATAATGTCCACCTGGTGGATATGCCATCGCACTGGATGGCCGTCTCAGAGCGAGACATCGCCGACGACCGACAGCAGCGACTGGATGATATCGGAGGAACCGATGACCCCATCATGGCTGCAATCGACCACAAAGGTGGCGACCATATTTACACGGTCGACGACGGCAACAACCGTGTCCACTGGGCACAGAAGAACGGACAGGAATCTGTCCCGGCATTCATTCACGGCGACCAGGAGGATATCGGTCAGCTAAAACAGAGGATTGCAGATTATCTCGCCGGAAATGACAGGATCCCGCCGACCACACACAGCGAAAAGGGAGAGCCCCTCCGCTACGACGAGCAGGGCATGCAGCCGGGCGATACGAAAAGCGAAAACGGCGTCACCTACGTCTTGAACCAGAATCACCGCTGGACCCGCCAAGACGACGAACCATTCTCCTTGGCCGTCCAGCCGGCCGTACTCCCCAAGAAAGCCACATTCGACGACCAGGGCGGACAACAGGGCGGTCTATTCGAAACGGGCGGTCTTGCCGGGCAGATGGACCTGTTCAAGCGGCCAGGCACACCGGACGACTTGGTCCAGAAGGGCGCCGGCGGTGGAATTATCGCCGAGCCGAACGAACAACCGAACGCGACGAACGAACTGAACTCTCCAAGTCCTGATGATGAAAGTAGTTCCGATGCGCCGCGTGACGAACAACCGAACGAACAAAAGCTGCGCAGCCAGGTCCAGGATAACACCCACACGATGGGGAGCGTCGTAAGCGGCCAATTCCCCGTTGGTGTTGGGTCGGCTCCTAAGGACTCGAATCGGGCTAAGCAGCACGGCCTGCAGGCGATAACGGTTAACAACCATGTCGTTTACGGAAAGGATGAAAACCAGGGCAAGATTATGGAGGTCGCCGGCCTCCTCGAAGACGGTAAGTACGGCACAACCGAATTCTCACGCGCGCTGGGCTATACGGACGAGGAGATCGATACCTACAAGGAGTTTCTGGCGGCCACCGGCAAGGAACACCTGATTAACGACGAAGCCCATTATTCTCCTGGGTCGCAGATTAATCTTCCTAACAACGCGATCACCGCATACGGCGATAACGGCGTCGACCTGACCTACCTCGGAGAGAAGGACGGTCACGCTTACCTGGAGTGGTCAAGCAAGACGTCACCGAAGGGGTTTCAGATAGTCAAGGGTGGATCGGCAAATGATGCAGTGGTTGGCAATCCAGAAACCTGGGGGCGCGCCATAAAGATGCCGGAAGAGTCCCTGAAAGGATTCGTCAACGACATGCAGGGGGTGATCGAGATTCAGCCCAGCAAGCACCCGGAAATCCAGGCAGTCAGCCGCGGCGACTCCGAATTGCTTGGGAAAGGCCACGAGGCCGTAGCATGGAAAGTTGGCGACAAGATCGTCAAAAAAGGGACTACCGCGCCTTTCGATGCTCTCGGCGGTGGGTCCACCGGCCAGGGGCACAGAACACCACAGGAGGCGATGGACTCGATCGGCAGCGATCTGGCGAACACCAGGCGGATGCTCAAGGAGGGTATCCCGGGCATTCAGACAATGACGACCTCGGTCGAGAAGGGCGCCAACGGCGCACCCGACGCAGCATTCTCAATAACAGACGCGCTCGACATCGACACCAGAATGACCCGCGCGCAGCTAGACCAGGTGCGCGATTCCATTCGAGCCCTGCACAAAAACGGCTGGACGCTAAACGACAAGCTGCAGGTCGGTCTTGGGAAGGACGGAAAGCCTTATCACTTCGATATCGGGCTCGCCAGCAAGGAAGGCAGTGAGTACGACCGCGCCGACGATCTTACCTATCTGAGGATGGTTTACCAGGACCACGGGGAAGATTTACTGCCATGGGGAGAGCAGGCAGAGAACACGTTTAACGAGTTCCAGTTTGTCGTAAATGACTTCGGCGGGCACGTCGAAAGCGACAAGATGCTGGTGGACGATGCGAAATCCGCGAATCGAGCCCGCAAAGGGATCATCGACGACGACCCGTCCCGCGCAGCGGAGCTTAATAAGTCGTTCTCAGACGCGTTAATCAAATCTGGCCTGGACCCGCTCGATTACTTGGAAAAGAGCGAATTCAGCACGGGTCCCAAGGTCCAGAAGTCTCTCTTCCGTCGCTGCCGGATTGCCAAAATCAGGTACGAGAAGGAATCTGCCGGCGGCGGCTGGATGAGTCTCGGTGGCGCTCCCGTGTTCGTGGGAGAGAGTGGGAAGATTGAAATGGGCTGCCCGGGACTCCGCGGGGAGACACTCAGCAGCCTGGATGACGACCCCGGCGCGCGGGCGAAACGCCAGAAGGAGGCCGAGCAGGCCGGTTGGGAATCCCAGGAGACAAAGGACGCCAGAGACACCCACGAGGAGGCCAAGGAGAAGTTAAAGGATTTCGTGGTCCTCACCCGACTCGGAGACAAAATCTATGTTTTTGGAGGAGATGCGGCGGTTCTAAACGACCTCACGCAAGTCGGCGACGGAGAAACGGCCAACTTCGACACCGAGGACCTGGACCACCATATGGGTCGATTGGTCGATGCGGGGCATCGGGTCGCTATCGTCGACCGCACCGAGGAGGGAGACCCAGACCTCGATTCGGAGCTTGATGGTGAGGCCGAGGAGATAAAAGAGGAGTCCGATGAAAAAAAAGAGCCGGAAATTTTAACCGACCCGGATGGATTAAAGGAACTTTCACCGGACGCCCCATCAAATGAGCCGTGGGAAGGTTCCGCGGACGACCTAGCCGAAGAACCCGAGGAGTTAGAGCCAGATGAATTCGGAGAATTTATTGAAGTCGATCCGAAAGTCAACGGAGATAATACGGGCGGCGGTCGTGCCGGGTCAGTCTCCGAAGGTCGTGTTTCTGCAGCAGGGTCCCCTGTCGCACCAGTCGCCGACCCCGCCACCGAAGGAATCGAAGCCAGCTCCTCCGCCGCCTCCCCCACCGAAGACCACCTGCTGCCCTCCACGGAGGTGACGACCGAACAAGTAGTCAGCCAGTTGGCCGACATCTTGAAAGAAGACCTTCCGCCCGAGGCACACGCACAGGTCGACCAGGCCGCCGCCGCGGCATTGAAGTCAGGCGAGCCATTCGACCTTTACCAAGCAATCACATCAGGTCCCCACCCGACAAGCCGCGCCGCGCGACACAAAATGGTGGGAATTCTTGCGGAGCACGACAATGCCGAAGGAACACTTGCACCTACTGTGGAGAGACCAGGACAGCTTCCCGGTAATGGGTTGGATCGAGGAGGAACCGGTCTGGCTCAAGGAGGGACTTCTGCCGAGTCAGAGTCTCCTGGAGACGTGGGACCAAATGAACAGCAGTCCTTGCAAGACAAACACACCCTCGCCGCCGGTCACATCGAGCACGCCCCCACCTCCGTTAAAGGAATCCTCCAGTCACTCCACGGACTCCGATCCGCCAAAAACAAAGGAGTAGTCCAGACCACCCAGCTTGGCCACGAGTACGCGCGAGAAATCTACGACCACCTGAGGAGCGAGAAGGAGTCCGCGGACTTCGGGGACCTGCACGACCTGTCTCGCACGCTGGGACACGGAGCAATCGGCTACGAGTCGCCCGGCGGAAACATTGTGATGGTTCCCCCGAAATTCAAAACGGACGACTGGGACGTTCGATATTCGGTCCCGAGAAACGACGTCGAAGCGGCCGAACCGCCACCGCAAGAACAGGCTCCCGCGGCGCCCGTCGCCCCCAGCAAGCCCCGCGGAGTGAATCCCAAGAGCCATTTCGGAAAAGCAATTATCGAAGCACTTGGACCTAAATCCCCGGACATGTCCGAGGACGATTACCGCGAGATGCAGGAGCAATTCAAGGAGACCGCGGAAAGCATTTTCAAACAAAAAGAGGCGGCGGCGACGCTCCGCGCGTCTGGAATCAATGATGTAATCGGGCAATATTTCAGCAGCGAACCCGTCATAGGTGTAAATCCAGAGACTGGAAAGAAAACTCGTGGCGCGTCTCCACGGCAGAGATTCTTAGGTTCGCTCCACGCCTACCGCGGGAAAGATTACTCTGCGTTTCAACGCAACAGCAACTTCGGGAAAACCTTCGACGATATGGCGGATGCTGCGGCACTTCACTACCCAGATATTCTCGATTGGGATATCGGAGCATCAGCAAAAAAAGGCGATGCCGCCGCCGCCCTGTGGGATACGCTCCAGAACAACGTCATGCAGGAGTTGAAGCCTTGGCACGACGAGGTCATCGACGAAACCCTCAAGCAATTTTCCCATATGGAGCAGGAGCCGGACGAAAAAGCCCAGGAGCTAATCGAAGCCATGCAGAGCGAGGAGTTTGCCCGCCGCGGGGCGAAGATTCGCTATCGCAAATGGGCGCGCGGCAAGCTGAGTCGCTATCGAGCCGCATCCCACGACGGCGGCGCAATGGACGTGGCAAACGCGACGTCCCGTTCCGGCGGCGCAGTCGGTCCAAACGCCAAGGTTCCGAAGATCGCCTCGAAGCTGGCCTCAAAGCTTGGTAAGCGAGCGACTGTCCTGGACTTTGGCGCCGGCAAGGAAGGCATTCACGCTAAAGGCATGGCCGCCAAGGGGATTAACGTCACGGCCTATGATTTTGGGGATAACCAGAATCGCGGCATTCACGACCCGAAGGCGCTGGACCGCCAGTACTGCATCGTTTACGCGTCGAATGTTCTGAACGTCCAGGACTCGATCAGCGAATTACGCAAGACGATAAAGGAAATCGCGGATTCAACTGAGTCCAACGGGTTCGTTGTCGCCAATCTCCCGGCATCGCCCCGCAAGGGCGTGTTCGATGGGATGACCGCCGAGCAGGGCACCAACATGGTCCGTAAGCTGTTGGAGAAAGCTGTGGGCAAGTGTGAGGTTTTGGAGGGTGGAAACACGTCACCTATTTTCCAGTGCCAGAAGTCCTCGCCCATCAAAAACCGCAAAGCCGGCCACGCCTTGTACTACTATATGAAGCGCAGCGGCCGATCACACGGCGACTCCCTCCGCATGCTGCGATACGCCAGGCAACTCTCATTGTTTGGAGACGCGCCGACCGGACCACCTGCCGACTGGGAAGAAACGAAGCACCCGCGCGGAGGAGGTGGCCAATTCGCCACATCGTCATCCGCGACAGCACCACCGGCAGCCCCGCCAGTCGAGAAGACTCCAGCTGCCCCGGAAAAAGAACCTTCACCAGAGAAGGCGTCGAATGAAGACCTGGTGATGAGGATTAAATCCGGCGACCAATCGGCGCAGGACCAGCTCTTGCAGCAAAACGGCGGGCTACTCCGGAATATCGCGACACGGTTCTCCCGCAACGAGTCCGATCGCCAGGACCTGCAGCAGGAAGCCGCCATTGCGATGCTGCGCGCCGTCGACAAGTTCGACCCGGAGAAGGGTAAGAAGTTCTCGACGTTCGCGGCCTACCAGATCCAGGCGTACGTGCACCGCGCAGCCCAGAAGCTGCGCCGCGGGGGTATGGCGAATGTCCCAGAAGATGAAGACTTTTCCGGGATAGCCCAGGAAGCGGCCGAAGTTCCCATGAACCCGGTCGATGAAAGGATGCGCCCGGCGTCCGACTTGGCCGGCACCGATGAAATGGTGGACCGTCTGCAGGAACTGGTCACCGAACTCCCAGACCGCGACCGAGACATTCTGTCGATGCGGTTCGAACAGGGGTTGAGCTTTAAGGAAATCGGGGAGAAGTACGGAATCAGCAAGCAGGCCGCGCAGAAGGCCGCCGCGAAGTCGATGAAGATTCTGCAGGCCAATATCGGAGGTGGACAGTACGCCAAAGACGGCGACCAGTTGATCCAGTATGCGAATCAGCTGATGTTCGACTTCCCGGAGCACAACCCTGGAGACACGAAAACCGAGAATGGAATCACGTATGTTCTGAATCAGAACCATCGCTGGGAGCGAAAGGATAAGACCACTTCCGACCCAGACCTTGCGACCACACCGCAAAGCGACACCTCAAGCGTATCTGAGGCATTAGAGCCGAATCGTGCGACCACCTTGCAGCCACCTGATAAGACCACCTCTGAGACAGGCCAGCCCACTCCCGAGATGGCCGCCCAAGACTGGCAAGAGAACGGCGTTCGCGCGAAAGCGTTCAAGTCTTGGTTCGGTGATTGGGAGACGGACCCCGAGAACTCATCCAAGGTGGTTGATCCGGAGACTGGCTCGCCGCAAGAGCAGCATGAGACGAGTGCGGTGATTAACGAAGACGGCCAGCCCGTCCGCGTCTACCACGGAACCGCCAAGGGAGGCTGGGGCACTTTCGACAAGTCCAAACTGGACAACGCCGAAAACCTACTCTATGGAGACGGCTTCTATTTCACCGAAGACCTAGAACTCGCCAAAACCTACAAAAACAAGGGCGCGAAACCTGTTTTTAACGGTGACACTGCAGGACTGGCGGAGGCCGTAGACACACATCTGGACTGGCTGCGCGCGCAGAGCGAAGCCCCCCGCATGATCCGCAATTTCGAGTATGCAGCGGAAAGGCTACAAGGCGGAGATTCGGCCTGGCTCGACGACGAGGATTCTGCCGCACGCAACCACCTGAAAATGTGGTTACCAGCCCACCTCACGGAGAAGTATTGGCAGCAGGACCAGAGCACCGCCGAAGTCAAGGACGTCTTTCTGAACATCCGAAACCCATACGACGCCGAGACCGGCGCCCAGGTTATGCACCTGCTGCCCGAGGACGCGCAGACCCGCATCAAAGAGCAGCAAAAGACGCTGATCGAATCCAAACGAGGCCACCAAGTAAAGGCCGGAGAAACCGCCGCCTACAACCGCGACGAGGTGAAGAACTACGCCCGCATCGCAGCCGAGGGCGGCTTCAAGGTGCCCGACTGGAAGCAGTTCAAGGAGGCCGCCAGGCAGGCCGAGCACGAGGCCAATATCTCGCCCAGCAATCTAGGACAACTCACGCCCGAGCAGCGCACCCAATACGCCGGACTAACCGGCAGCCAGAAGAGCGCGGTCAACGAGTGGGTAGAATCGAACGAGAAGGCCGCGGCCAGCCAAACACTCTCCAACGCCTTCGGCGCAGAGGTTGAAGGTCTACGCGCTGGCAACGTCCACTACGAGCAACTCAGGGGAGCACTCGGAGGCAAGGGGAACACGAACGCTTGGCTGGCGAAAAACGGATTTGACGGAATCACTCACATCGGCGGACAGGTGACTGGCGGAAAACACCACCGTGTTTGGATCGCCTTCGAGCCTAATCAGATCAAGTCGTCCGACAACCAAGGCACGTTCGACCCTGACGACGAGCGGATGACGTACGCCGCGGGCGGTCAGTCCCCAGAGCTTTACCGCAAGTCCGTTCTGCGTTACATGCGTGACGAGTACCCTGAATACTACGCCAGAAAATACAAGCCGAGCCCAGGACAGCTTGGTCTATTCGACACGCCACAGCATCAAGTAGGCGACACAAAAACCGAGAACGGAACGACATACAGGCTCAACCAGAATCATCGGTGGGAACTGGCTGATAAGGAGGAACCGCAAGCCGCGGGGGCTCAACAGCCAGGTGATGGGCAGGCGTCGCGTGAAACCGTATCGCAGCTGAGTCCAGAATCAGAGACACATGATTCCGCTGACCAGGTCGACCCATCTGCCGATTGGAAACAAAACGGCTTCCGCGCGCAGTCCTTCAAGTCTTGGTTCGGCGACTGGGAAATAGATCCGCCCAACGCGTCAAAGGTAATCGATCCAGAGAGTGGCGAGCCGCAAGAAAACTACCACATGAGCCAGGTGAAGGGCGAAGATGGTAAGCCGGTGCAGGTTTACCATGGGACGCCTTCTGGCGGCTGGGATCGATTCGATAAGGCAAAGTTAAGCAAAGCAGATGATCTGTTGTACGGACCAGGATTTTACTTTACAGAAGACGAGACGATTGCGACGGAATACTCCGATAATCGGCCAACGGTCGATTATCACCCAAAGGACTGGGCACCGATTGAAAGCCAGATTCTCTCGTTACTTCCGCCAGACTACAAACTCCAAGAGAAGCCACGTACCGGTGATGGATTCAATGACGGCGCAGAACTCAACCTCATCTACAAGACAGGGCAGGCTGCTCATAAGAATGTGCGACTAGCGCATGAGTCCACGGCGTCTCCTGGAAAATGGACTCTAAATCAGGTGACGATTGAAGATGACCTGCCGATGCGGGACGAGGCTGTGATGCAGCCGCTACATGACTACCTCAAGGGGTTAATGCCTCAGAAGGAAGTCAAGAACGTTTACCTTAACATTCGCAACCCGCTGGATATCGATGGGAAGTTGAGTGCAAGCGAAGCGTCGCGAATCGCCGACGTCATGGAATCTGGAAAATGGGAAACAAAACAAGGGAGTTTCGGGACTGTCAGGGAGACGGTCGACTATCTGCGAGAAGACCACGGCGGACATGCCGTATCGTTCGCCTACACCGAGCTGGTTCGGTTTTTTGGCGGCAAAGACAGGGCGGCAGAAATGCTACAAGCAGCTGGCTACGACGGCATTACCCACATCGGCGGGAACATCATGGGCGGCGGACATGAGCACCGCGTCTGGATCGCCTTCGAGCCTAATCAAATTAAGAGTGCGGATAACTCCGGCACCTTCGATCCGGCCGACGACCGCATGAAGTACGCCGAGGGCATAGAGACCTCACACCAGCCAGGGGAAACCAAGTCGCGCAACGGCGTCACGTATGTCTTAAACCAAAACCATCGCTGGGAACGACAACAGCAGGAAACGTCACCGGCCAGGCGAGCAGGCCAAACCGTCGCGAAGGGAACTATACGATTGCTCAACGCCGTCAACGCCGCGCCCGCGTTCGCCTCAGCTGTTGCCAAAGAAGCCGGCGCCAGCCCCAGCGTAGCGAAGATGGCCTACGCCGCGGCCACTATGATGGACTGGACAACGCCCGGCGTTCCAGCCGGTTCCACGGCCGTGATTGCCTTAAGCTCCCTTAAGAACCCGAAGGCTGCGTATAACGTGGCGCGTAAAGCCTACGATAAGTTGAAATCCTCGGCAGTTCCGGCCAAGAGCGCAAAGACCGGGGTCGAGGAAACAATGCGGCTGGCTTTGAAAGGCGCGCACAGAACGCGACAGCCTGAAGCCTGGATGATTGCCTACTTTGCGGCTCTCGACAAAGGCGCAACCCGTGAAAGTGCGATGCAATTTGCAACCGCCTACACAGGCGAGAACCTCCACAACGCC